TGGAAAAGTTATCGGAGTTTCTTTCATTAATAATACCCTTAGAGTTATTGAAGAGTTCTCTTGCCTTCTCTGGGGTGTTATGAGTTGCTTTATATGATGCAAGTTCATCCTTCATTTCAACCCCAAAAGTTTGAAGTTGTTGCCAGAAGTTTACAAGAGGTTCATATAGATCATTTACCCAAATCTTGAGATTTGGATACTTCTTGGTAATGTGTATTGCTACACTGCCGCCACCCAGAAACGGTTCACGAAACTCTTCAAAGTCACGAAGATCAGGGAAGTATTGATCCATTTTGATGCAAGCACGGGACTTACCGCCAGGATACCTCAGGGGCGTTTTCAGGGATTTCATAGAATCAGTTTTTTCTTCTCAGGTTTTACCAAAGCACTTCCAAAAATAGATTCGTACTTGGTTTGAACATCATCATCACATTCTACCACATAAACAAGATGTTCTTTACTTAGAGTAATCTCTTTCTTTTCTTTGCTGATGACTGTTGCCCAAGGTGCAAATCCAACACCATTAGCATTTGGAAGAACAACCAAACCATTTTGAATGGTTAGAGTGCTTTCATCTTCAGAAAGAAGTTCTGCAAGGACTTCTTCACCAGTGATAATACGGAGCAGTTTTACATTCATTGTTCTACCTCACCTACAAGTTCAATGTCTTCAAATTGATCGGATGTGATTTCATGAGGACCAATGCGATACCAGTAATCACCATCCTTTTCTCCAAGATATTCAATGTCATCACATTTGTTTTCCCGCAACCACGCTTGGAGACGCATGTGCTTAAGTTCTTTTTGAGTAATCATTTAAAGTTACACTCCACCATAATTTCAGTTAGCGCCGCCAGAAGGTTGATCTCTTGATCGGCAACAAATGCGATCTGATACTGATACTTAGCAATAATGAGGACAGCAGCAGCAAGGGAAGGACCGTCAACGGCATCAGGAAGAGCATCGTAAACACGACGCAATAATACACCAGGATCATTGTCCAAGTTATTGACACACCATTTACGAACTTCAGGAAAGTTCTTTTCCTTGAGGTTTTTAAGGAGATCATTTACCGAAACATCTGAGAACGACGCGAGAATGCCCGAATCAATTTTACCACCCACGGAGTATCTTTGACACTCGTTGAGAACTCGTCGCCAATCGGGGAAGTGTTTGTTGATGAGTTCGATGAGAACCTTTTGATCATATTCAATGCTTTCTTCCTCAAGAATAGTCCTGACACGCTGGAAGAACTTTGCTGCGATTGCAGGTTTGTCTTTTGATTTAATTCCGAACTCGACCACTGCACATCGGGAGTGGAGAGGTTCAATAATCTTGTTCTTATAGTTGCATGTGAAGATGAATCGGCAGTTGCGATTAAATTCCTCAACAGACGCCCGTAGTAGGAGTTGTACATCATGGGTTGTGTTATCCGCCTCATCAATAATGATGACTTTGTGCTTTGCAGTTGACGAAAGTGAGACGGTCGAAGCAAAGTTTTTCGCATTATTTCGGACAGTATCCAAGAATCGTCCTTCATCGGACCCATTGATGACATAAAAATCTGCTCCCAGTTCAGTACAAAGTGCTTTTGCTACTGTAGTCTTTCCAACTCCAGGAGGACCAGAGAGTAGCATATTTGGAACCTCTCCCCTATTTACAAACTCTTGGAAAGTTTGCTTAATGTTGTCTGGGAGAATACATTCTTCAATAGTTTTGGGGCGATACTTCTCAACCCAAAGAAATTCATTACGACTCATTAGTTTTTCTTAGTTCAAAAGATCCGTCTTCACGGGTAATCCATTCTATCATATCCCCTTCTTTCCATCCAAGACTATTCATCATCTCATCAGGAAATGTAATAACACCATCATCATCAATCGTTAGAGTTGTTTTCATACCCAATCAGGTTTGCGGTGAGGAAGTTTAAGATAGTTGTCTTTGACCCATGGTTTAGATGCAATATACATCTTGTATTTGTCATAGATGGATATTGAAGTATCCAGTTTGAACTCATCAGGTCCAGCAAAGACAAACGGTTTAGGGACCTTCCCAGAGCGCCCTGTGGGGTCTCCTGTGGGCAGGATCTCCTTTGCTGCCATCAGAGTGTGGAAACAGGTGTGAACCTTGCCATAGCGCACCTTATACTCATCACAGAGGGCAATGCCGTGCTGCAGCAACCACTGCCAGTTCATCACAAAATCATTTGCCCAGATAGTGCAAGGATGATTGCGAAAAGCACCCTTCTCAGTAGCATAGGGAGTACCGTCTGCTTTGGGAAGAGTGCCAAATCCATGACCCCATTTGTCTGATGCTACGATGGCAAGCATCTGACAGGTCTCTAGAGGCATCTTGACAATGTGTTTGTCAGGAAGAACCTTGGCAGAAACATATGGAGATGGATCAGTAACAAAAATGTTCATGAGAAAGGAACTCGCCTAGGATTACCACAAATATTAGCAGAAGGCATCTCTGCTTCAAAGAGTTTTTTTGCCTCCCATTGGTATCTTGCTTCCATTATCTTAGTAAAATACCGAGTGCCCATACTTGGGACTCGGTATGTAATTTCCCACTTAGGCATCATCAAAAGAAGAATCAGGTTCCAGAGCAATATAATAGGTCAGATCTCGTTCAACACTCTTGAATCGAGACAGAAGTTTACGAGACACAACCACCTCATAGGTGCCAGGAAGAATCTTGATGTTTTCAACCTTGAAGTTAAAGGAGAAAGTAGATTCGGTTTCGCCAACAATGATAGAGAAATCATTGGAGGTTTCATTCTTTTTGTCCCGAACCAAAAGTTTCACAACACCATTTTCTCCAACAGCAGAGATATCAGGGAGTTGATAAACAGATGCTGCTTTCAGCAGTTTATCAAGTTCTTGAGTTTTCAGAACAAAACAAACATCTTCACTTGGGAGAGCAATCTCCTTATTAGGAGGAGTGGTAATCACCTCAGGGTCAGCAAAGAAATACTTTGAACGCATTTTGCCTTCACGGATAACAACATATCCATCATTAGCAAAATCAAGTTCTGGATTCTGATGAAGAGAAAGTCCATTCAAGAACTGATTCAGATCATAGATTGCAAAATCTTGTGGGATAGACTCCTCAAGTTCTGCCTCAGCAAGAATGTTTTTAAGCAAGGAGATTGTCCGAAGAGAGTTGCCTTCTTTGAAAACAATGGATTGATTGATGCTAGAAAAGTTCTTGAGCAGCGAGATGGTCTTTTCCGACAGTTTCATAGTTTTATTTTTCAGTTTCATAATCAACGGGGGTAGGAGCTGGTCTCCTTGTGCATACCAGAGAAGTGGTAGAGAAGAATACAGTAGTGGATTGCTTTAAGAATGTCAAGTTTAGACTTACCATTTTTCTTACCAAATCGAGACAAATACTTAATAGCATTTGATCGGGTAAATGGTTCAGCATCTCCAATACTCTCAATCAAATCAAGAGTTTGTGTCTTAGATTCTTGAGAAGTGTAATGAGAGCGATAAGTTCCAGAAAGATAATCACGAATCTCTTTCAGAGTTTTATCTTCTTCATACTTCCAAAAGTGAGAAGGTTCAGTGTTCAAATCAGACATTGTTTCAGGTGTTTCCATAGTCAAAATAAAGGCATTTTCGACAAAAGATTTTTCGTCTTCAGGACCAAACATAATAAGGAGAAGTCATTACTAACCTCTCCGAATTATATCAGAAAGGTGCGTCAGATGCAACTTCCAACACCTCTACAGATTCCTGAGAAGGCATTTCAAAATCAGCATCAACCTTGTCATAAAGTTCAAGAAATGCAGTTTTGGTTTCATCATCAAACCGATTGAGGCAAAGTTTGATTGCTTTTGCTTTATCGTTGAAGATATTGTAAGCATTCACAATGTGAACGAGGCGACGAGTGCTGATCACTTCATCAATGCCACCATCATAGAAGGTTTTACGGATGATGTCTGCCCAGTCAGCAAGACGCTTACAAAACTCTGCATCTGGGCAAATTTTCTTGAGAATATTAGTCTCAACAGTAACAGTGGGGTACTCTTGCTCAAAGGTTACTGGGAAACGCTCTAGGAAAGCTTCATTAAGCACATTAGTCCCAATGAATCGACCGTCATCGGACCCTTTACCCTTTGTATTGGCTGTTGCCAAGATCTGGAAACCCTCGGCGGGCGTAATCTGTTTGCCAATCTTCTTGAGGAAAACTCCTTTACCTTCAAGGGCGGACTGGAGACAGAGGATTTTGTTCGAAGCAAGGTCGATTTCGTCAAGGAGCAAAACGGCACCCCTGGCCATGGCTTCCACAACGGGACCATTGTGCCAGACTGTGGCACCATTATTAAGGCGGAAGCCACCAATGAGATCATCTTCATCAGTCTCAATAGTAATGTTTACACGAATCAGTTCCCGACCCAACTGAGCACATGCTTGCTCAACACCAAAGGTCTTACCGTTACCAGACAGACCAGTGATGAAAGTAGGGTAGAAGATGCCAGACTTGATAATCTTCTTCACATCAGAGAAGTTACCAAAAGAAACAAAGTTGGCATCTTTCTGAGGAATAAGATTTTGTTCAACTGCAGGTTGCACGGAAGGAGAGGCAAAGGATCGTTCGATTTGTTCAACACTTTCAGCAGTCACTTCAAGATTCCAACGACCACGAGAAGTCTTGAACTGTTCCAGTTTACGAGTCACAGTAGGATAAGAAATATCATTAGCAGCACAGTAACCTTTGATGTCAGCAGCAGTGAGTTCTGTACCATACAGAGCGGTCAGATTTTCAATCAAGTGCTCAGTGTTCACGCGAGTCATGGTTGGGTTGTTTGGTATGTGAATATTATAAGGGATGGAAGGTCCCCCATAAAGGGGGAGTGGACAGTTCCTCAAGCGACCAGATCAATAAACTGACTGAGGATTTTCTTGTTGGTTTTCTTAGCGCCAAGAGACTTCTTGAATGCACTACGAATCTGAGCTTTAGTTGCATCTTCGGAAACTTCAAACTCAGAATCTTCAGACAATGCACTTGAAGACAAAGTAAAGTATGACTTGTAAGAGGAGTTAGGAATAGCAACTGCCCTTTCTTTTCTCCACTGCTTCATAATCTTTTCCTCAAGATTCACATTGCCATATCCAATGTATCGACGAAGGTGTGTGCCAAAATCACGACCCTCACAGACACGAATGCCAATCAAGTTTTCATTTGGAAACCGCTCAGAAAGATTGCGAAGGAGACATTGTGTGATAGAAGTAGATGAACAATCATTTTGACCGTAGATGTCATAGGTAGTTCCAAGTTTACGATCGCGAAGCATTGATCCATAAGGAACCGAACTAGTCCCCATAAAGGGATCACTATCCCACTTCCGATTAACCACACGATGACGACCAATTTGATTGGATTCACCATCAGTTAGAATCACAACATTTACATTCTCTGCATTAGTGCGATTCTTAAAATCAGGAATAATCTTGAACAAAGAAACTACTGCTTCATTTAGAGGAGTGCCGCAAAGTTGGAGAAAATCTGGGATTGGAGCACCATAACAACGATTTCCATAGTGAGTTCCAACTCGCCAAATGTTCTTAAGTTGTTTCTCAAACTCATGACTAGAAACATTCCCATTAAGGATTTGTAGCATATTGAACTGCTCATGAACAGCAAGCAGATTTTCTTTTTTCTTGTAGTGATCAACGGGAGCTTGAGCAACTCCGTTTTTGTCATGAGGGACAGTCCACCACTCTGTGGTAAAAGCATAAACCTCAAAAGGAATCTGAACTTTCTTACAGAACCATGCAAGTTGGATCATTTGCTTGATAGTGTCAAGCAAAACATTGCCCATAGATCCAGACCAGTCACAAACAAAAATCAATCCATGATTCTTTCCATCAGGAAGAACCGTTACTTTTTTAAAAAGATCTTCATTGTACTTGTAGGTATGAAGTTTGGCACAATCCAAAATGCCAGTGCGGCTAGTAGTTGCACGAGCATAAGAACTTGCAGACTTACGGCACTCAAACTCCTTGACCAGATAGTTTACTTCTTTCTGAGCAGACTTTTTGAACTTATTGAATAGATCATCGGACTGAAAGTAGAGATCTGAAACCTGCTCTATTTTTTCAGAATAAAACTGATCACAGAGATCATGAATATCTTTGTTTGGTACGATAACAGTGTCAAGATTTACACTAGGAACCTCAAGATACAAGGTTTCATAAGAATCAAAGTTATTGTTTAGATCCTTTAGATTACCCTCCAAACTAGAATCAGTTTTTACATCAAGATCATCAGAATCAAATAGATCAGAAGCACTATCACTAGCAATACCTCCACCACCAGCAGAAGACTCTTCGGGAGACTCTTTAGGTTTTTCATTCTCACCATCATTCTCACCTTCTTCTTCAGATTGAGATTGCTCGGAGATTCCTCCACCACTACCACTGGTTTGATTCTTAGTATCAAGATTGTCTAGTTCAGGAAGTTTATTCTCTTCGTTTTTCTTCTTACAGTAGGCATAAAGAACCTCTGCAGCGTCAAGGACATCTTCAAAGGTGTTAGTGGAATCGATCTGGTCAACAATCTTCTGCTCCTCCTCCGTGAAAGTGAGGGGAAGGAAATTTCCAACCTTGTAAAATAGATTAACCCGATCAGCAAGATTAAAAGTATCAATGTCTTCATCCTCAATAGAAAAGAAATCTTTGTCATGGAGTTCCTTATATCCACGATAAAAAGTCTTGGGGAGACCAGGATACTTTCGCTTCATGAGTTTCTCAATGCGAACATCTTCAACGACATTCACAAACTGAGGTGGAATCTTACGATCTTTAATCCAATCAACATCTGGTGTAAAGAGTGCGTGACCCACTTCATGACCCACAAGAAGGTCATAAACATTATTGCTCGCTTTATCCCAGTTAGGAAGAGTCAGAACACGAGTGTGAACATTGAAACTAGCAGTTTGGACTTTCTTGTGCTCAACCACCAGATCCTCAGTGGCAAGCAGTTTGGCGAGTTGGGACTTGATTTCGTGCTTGAGCATTGCTTTGTTTCGTATGAAGGTATCATACAAAAGAACCCCGCCTTTTGGGCGAGGTCATGTGACGCTTTTTGAACTGGCGCAGTGCTTCACGCCGTGCCCTCATTGCTTGAGGTTTCAGTTTTCTCTTCTGATCCTTCTTGGAGTGGTGTTGCCAGTTTGGGGTGTTCATTGCCCTGAATAATTTGGTTCAATACTGTATCATACCATAGCGTGTTTTCGTCTTGCATGGTCTATGCTGTGTGACACTATTTATTTTGGATAAAGCATTTCATAGTCCTTTGCATACAACCTCTTAATGTTTTGTATGATTTTTGGTCTTCTCTTTACTTTATTATCTTCATTTGTTGTGAGTTCAGTGTATTTAAGATTTTCGATTTTAAAATCAATATCCAAAACTGTTCCTATCCAATCAGAAAAATCTTTTTCTAACTTATTTTCGTACCACCAAATATGCGTAGATTCAGAAAGAAAATCAACTTGTGGTCTAAACCAGTTTGCTGCTTGAGTGAGAGGAAAATTTTCTATCATAGAGAAAAATGTAGTTTCATCTTCTAATAACTCTTCGATCCCATCTCCATACATTCTAGTGAGAAAGATAGATGCAGAGAAAAATCTATCTACAGGATCCCTAACAACCGTTATTTGAGGTATTGAAGTACAATCAAAATACTTACTATAGAGTTCTTTATGAAAATGAGCGATCTCTATTCCACATTCACTTGCCCAAATCTTTTGCTGCTCACACTTAAACCCATTATTCAAAATATTTTCTTCCAAGAATCTTCCAGCAGTTCTGGGAATGTGAACATATAGAAACCTCTTTCCAGTTTCGTTGTGACGATAAGTGGGCATCAGATTGTTGAGAAAATATCAACTGTTGGAAACCAACCGATACTTTTCATGATTGATATATCCGCAACATTATCTTGTCTTTCTCCAGGTGTATCTTCAAGAACTGGAAGATGTCCTTGACCGAATGCTTTCGCAAGATCTTTCACCGCTACAGATTCACCCGTTCCAATCGTCACAGGTCCAGTCACATCACTTGATGCAAGGTATCGAATGGCGCGACACACATCTTTCACATGAATCCAATCTCTCTTGTGATTGGTGACATAAGTTGCTTTCTTATTCTTAAGAAGGTCATACATCATATTACCACGACCACCAGGACCATAAACAGTAGTAAATCTCATACCAACAGAGTTAGGTGGTGCCATCTGTTCATTGATCCACTTGGTCATTGCGTATGGATTGCCCCAGTAACCCTCCTCTACGGCGCTAGAAGAGGCGTAAAGGAGTCTCGTATTAGTTTCCCTACACCACTCAAACAAAGGTCTTACAGAGGCAACATTGTTCTCATAGTACTTCTCTGGATTCT